GATTAAGTGGGTATTATACTAAAGAATACGTCGAATGTCAAGAAATTTTTTATGTTGTGTCTAAACGTCGTACAAAACATCTCCCGTAAACCGATCTTTAACGTATACAGGAAGATAACCTTCATCAGCTACTTTCTCTGCAAACTTAACGGCCACCTCTAAATCTTCGAAGATTGTTTGTCGCTCTCGTGCCTTACCAAAATGAATTGCGTGATAAGACACCTGAAATGGCTTATCCAAGTCTATCATACGTTCTCCAACCTTGTCATTAGTCTTTCTGCTCTGTTACCAACTTGACGGTACCACAAGCTATCTCGGCCTTCTACTGCGGCATTAGCCCATTCTCCGATCTCAAGATTTGCGTTCATCTTTTTAAATTTACCGAGGCGAGGGCGTCCAAGATTGAACATCATATTTACTAGAATTTCTTGTACTTCTCCAGGAAATGCTTCCCAGACGTCCGCGCCATAAAGAACACAGCATTCGCTTATAGCCACTTCGAGATCTCGCTCAAAGACTTCCAATACTCTATGGTTTGGGATGGGGGTTCCAACTGGCTGTCCGTGCTCTGGATCTGACTCACGCACGAGATGCCCAATTCCGAAAGTCGGGTACCCAAGATGGTCCAAATAAATTTCATGTACTACTCCTTCATCAACCTCTAGCTGTCTATAAACTTGTGCTTTATCCATTACTTATCCTCTTTAGGTTTTTGATTTGACGCTCGTATAAACCGCCATTCATCTCTAGTCTTGTCGTATTCATGAAGCAGATATGCTCCTCCGAGTCCTACTATCAATCGTCCGCGAAGTTCTTCTGTGTCCAATGTATAACCTGTAACTATTACTTCTTCTAGGTTAGGGTTAAGGTGAGGGTCTTCTGGTTCCTCTGCCAGTACTGGCATTGTAGCTACCAGTAAAAGTGTTACTAACTTCTTCAAATTTATCTCCGATGTCGTCTTTCGACGGGCTTTTTAATTTTTGACTGCCGAGCTAATTTCCCAACTTCTTTGCCGGTAAGGTAAATATGCTCGGGGAAAGGGTTATTCTTCTTCTACTTCGAGTATGCCTTTGTCTATCAAAAACTCTACTGTTGCTTCAATTCCATCTTTGCGCCCTAGATTCCAACTGCTAATCCCGGCTCCGGCCATACAGAAAATAAAGATTGCGATCTGACTTACAGTTAGCATGATGACTCCTTACATTTCTTGTGTTTAGAACACCCCTATGGAAGACTATATTATAGTAGAAATAGAACGAAAAGTCAAGGTATATTTTTGGTATACTACCTGGAAGTTATGTATTGTATAAGCTCAAGTAATAACACGTATAAAAAAGGCCGGAACTACTTAAGCAGTTGCCGGCCTTTCCTCCTTTATGTTTCCGTTAATGTTTCGAGGAGACTCCATTATAATGTGAAGTGATGGTTGCCTTACCACCCAGTTATCGTTTCACTCGTCAGCTTCCTGATAACTGCCTCACTACATTTTGAGTTAGGACATGAATGTTCGTGAGTTGATCTGTAAAAGTCCACAACGATACGCTCGTTGCCAGCGGGGTTAGTGTAGTCTACCCGTTACTCTTCACTGCTCTTTAACGTCTCAGTTTCGAAAAGACGGTTGGGTCTTTCTCCCAACATACTATCACCGCGATAGTCTAGTAGGGTGGAGGACTTACACCTACGGACGCCTCCGAAGGGACACCGGAGGTTAACCCTTCGAAGAGAAGATACCAGTTGAAGCAAATCGGTTTAAGTCGGTATCGCTCTCATCATTCAATATAAATATTATACTAAAAAATTAACCATCTTGTAAAGAACTATTTTTACTTACCTACCAAGTATTTCGATGGTTTTTTGTAGCTCTTCGATAATTTGTTCTTTCTCTCCAGGGTACCATTCGCGGTCTTCTTCAGTCCATTGCTTTGCGGTGTAGTCGTCAGACTGCATCTTATTAAGCTGGCGCTGAAGATTGCGAATTTTTATTTGACGAACCTTATCCGTCTTGCCTAGGTTTAAATTATTTGCTGATGTCATAGTCCGAGTACATATCCTAAATTGGGCTCAAAGTAGTTGGGGCCTTTCATAACTTTACCGTCAGTACGCTTCATAGGCTTACCGTCTTCCCCTAGCTTACTCATATTACTGGCATGTACTTCAGCATAGCAAGCATCAAGATCAATACCAAATGCATGGCCGGCTCCGTACACCACGTATAAAATGTCTGTAAGCGCATCTGCAATCTCCACTAAATCTTGGTTGTCAATACCTGTTTGTAGTTCTTCAACCTCTTCTCGAATTAATTCGAGTCTTAGTTCGCGAGTGGAAAAGTCAGGCCATCGAGGTTCGTCTCGAACCTCCTGCCCGAATGCTTCCATGAAGTCTCCCGCTAGTTCAAAATTTGTTCCGTTCATCTTTTATCCTAACATCCATCGTCGATTGGAGAGTGTCCAATCAATCGTTTGCTTTAATCGTTCGTCTACAGAACGGGGTGTCCATCCCATATTCGCCATCTTTTCTCCAGAAAGAGCATAGCGCAGATCATGTCCAGGTCTTGCAGAATGGAAATCGACTAACTCGAATAACAAAGGAAGTTCCATATGCTCTGCAATTCGTGCGGCTAAGCTGTAGTTATTAATCTCTTCTGCGCCTACAATATTAAATTTCTTACACTTAGGCGCATTCTCCTCGAGAGGAACTTTATCCATATCGTAACTTAGCAAGAAAAGAAGAGCATCTGCCACATCAGAAGCGTGAATATAGTGTCGGCTTCCAGCTTTTACTCGGTTTGCGTCAGAGTGAATAGTAACTATCTCACTGTTCTCAATCTTTGACATACACATCGGAATATACTTTTCCGGATGTTGGCGCTCTCCAAACACATTCATTGTGTGAGTAATAATTGCTGGCAGTCCGTAAGTATTGTTGTAAGCAACTACGAATTCTTCGCCTGCCGCCTTTGAAGCGGAGTAGGGATTAGTAGAGTTATAGCGATCTGTTTCTTTATACTTTACTTCTCCAGGGGCAGGTCCGAAGATTTCGTCTGTTGAGAAATACACGAACTGTTTTAATTCGGGAAGAGTTCGGGCAAAGTCTAGTAGGTTTACTGTACCTACTGTATTGTCCAGTACGAACTCCATGGGGTAATCAATACTGCGATCTACGTGGCTTCCGGCAGCAAGGTGTGCGATATAATCAATATGACCAATACGAGCTGCGATAGAAGGATTTATAGCTGCTTTTAAGTCGTGATGTACGACTGTTACTCTCTTCTGTACTTCAGGTTCAAACTCTGATACAACTTCCTTTAATCGGTTCAAGTTTCCGCTAAAGTCGAGGCGATCGAGACATACAATTTCCCACTCTGTTCTTTTAAGTATATCATGTACAAAGTGGTGTGCTATAAACCCGGCACTGCCCGTGATAAGGATTCTATTTTGTGCGTTCAGCATTTGCCCTCCTGCGGCGCTCTCGTGATACTGCTGCTTTTTTGTTCTTCTGTTTAATTTCAGAAGGCTTCTCGTAGAATTGTCGCATTCTGTATTCGAATACTATATCTACACATTTCTTTTTAAATATACGTAGAGCTTTATCTACGTTTCCATTTCTTACTTTTACCTGCAAAGTTTATTATTCCTGTTCCGGTGTTTTAAACCACCAGCCTCGAGCTTTTAAATACGCTACTTGTTTAACAATCGCATTATAACTTCGATCAGGGAATATCTTTTCCAGTTCTGAAGAGTCTACTAGATAGTAGTAGTCTCTCAGCAGATTTCGTTCTTTCGTTGACCAAGGCTTTCTGCTATACTTTTTCATGAGATTTATTATACAGAAAAAAGCAGCGTGAGTCAAGAAAAATTTTCGAAGGTACCCTATACGAAAAAAGGGGCTCTCGCCCCTTTCTAAACTTATGTTATATGTACTACTTTCTTTACCTGACACTTTAATCGGCCTTTACGAGTTTTCATTCTTACTTGTTGACCCCGCTCCAGCTTTTTAATGGTTACTTGTAGTGGTCGGCCTTGGGCCTGACAATCTGTGACTACGGCGTAGTATTCATTCCGTTCTTTCACAACTACTATCTCTTGAGCATAAGTTATTGCGGGCGCACACAGCAGCCCTAGCATTACTAGATATTTCATTTTATGTCTCCTATCGTCATCACGACGATCTCTGTCGCTTCACAGCGTTTTACAACTTCATTGTTGTAATAAAATTGTAACATAAATGAAACAAAAATGTAAAGATTTATTTTTGCTTAGATCAGTAATTCTCCGGGATAACGAGGATAATCTTCTTTTATGGCCACTCCGATGAATCGAGTATTAATTATATTGTGGTCTACTCCATTCTCACCTATAGAATTCCAGTTGTACATACTGTACTTTTGGAATCGTATACCTCCATCGTTGTAAATATACTGTGAGTAGGCTTTATCGTAGTAATACCAAAAACTATTTGAGTTCCAATAACTTACGTGAGTAGGATCTTGGAATGCTCCTCTACCGTCTGTGGAAGGTACTTCGCAAATAAACCAACCCCCATGAGCAAGAACACGATAAATTTCTTTCATGATCTTCTGTTTATCAGGCAGATGCTCCAGTATATGATAGGCCCTTAGCATACCTACCGACCCATCTTCAAAAGGTAATCCGTCGTTTATATCATGGACAACATCTGCGCCCTCCCACAAGTCAACATTTATACAGCCTTTTCGAGGCCAAGATCCACCCCCAATATCTACTGCGAGCAACCCATTCTTCTTCGCATCTCTAATTGCTAAGTCTTCAATGTGGTTATTAAACAACTCCCTAGTTGTCTCCTGTATTAGCTGATTTCGTTCGCCAGCAAAAGTATTCTCTCCTGTTATGCGATACAGGTATAGAGGCTTTTCCACTTTATACATATCTGTATGTAGATAAGTTCGAATCATAATTTCAGCATCATCCGCTATAAGGTACTCTTTGTTGTGCCCTCCTATCTCGTTGTACACGCTTTTTCTCCAAGATCTTACATGGTCTGGCGCATACCAAATATACCCAATCGAGTGAGAAGTAGCCGGGAAAGATTTCATTGTAATACATTCTTGCCCTTTGTGCTCGTACATATAATAC